AACTTTTTCTATTGATGAAATTATAGAAGAATCTTTTGAACGTATCGGATTAAATTCTGTGGCTGGCTATCAAATGAAGTCAGCCAGAAGATCTCTTAATATCTTATTTCAAGAATGGGGTAATAGAGGTATTCACTATTGGGAAATAGGAGAACTAGATTTAGATCTTGTAGAAGGACAAGCTGAGTATAAATTTTTTAGATCAACTGATGACGGTACAAGTGCTACATCAAATCCAAATGGTATATATGGAATATCCGATGTCCTTGAAGCACAATTAAGAAACAATAGAACTCAAACTACTCAATCAGATAGTCCTATGACTAAAGTTGATAGGTCAACTTATGCAGGTTTTTCAAATAAACTTTCACAAGGGACACCTAATCAATATTGGGTCCAAAGATTTATTGATTACACTAGTATTAGTATTTACCCTACACCTGATTCAACTAATGCATCTAAAGATATGCATTTCTACTACATAAAAAGAATTCAAGATGTTGGAGATTATACAAACGCAACAGATATACCTTTTAGATTTGTACCTTGTATGACTTCAGGTCTAGCTTTTTATCTTGCACAAAAATATCAACCACAATTAGTTCAACAAATGAAATTATATTATGAGGATGAATTAGCTAGAGCACTTGCAGAAGATGGTTCAGCTTCAAGTACATTTATTACACCAAAAGCTTATTACCCAGGAACTTAATATGGATAAAGATAAAATACAAAACATAGCAGAAGAATTAGCAGATTCAATATACGGTAAAGATTTTTACGATTTAAGTGGTCGTCAACAAAGTGAAATTTATGAAAAAGCAATCGTAGAACTAAGCGATATGCTAGCTGATCGAGCTGACATGATGAGAAAAGGTGAAAAGTATGGTGGTCGTATTGATAAACCTTTGGGACCTGGTGGTAAGAAAAAAAAGAAAAAAAAGAAAAGTAAAAAATAATGTCCAAGTACGCAACAGGAAAACGTTCAAAAGCTATTTCAGATAGATCAGGACTTGAATTTCCATACAGAGAAATGGTTAGAGAATGGAATGGTTCGTTTGTTCATTATACAGAGTTTGAACCAAAACAACCACAATTAGAACCAAAACCAACAGGTGGAGACGGTGTTGCACTATTAAATGTTAGACCTGATAGAACAGAACCTGCTACAACTGTAAGAATAGTAGATAATGGTTTTGAAACATATGAAGCAGGATCTCGTATTATAAATGTACTTTCACCTGGACATGGTTTAACTAGTGGAACAACTTACAGATTTAGAGGACCACCAACTACATCTGCAGGAAGTTCATTTACATATTCAAATCCAGAAAGTTTTGATGGTATTACAGGTGCTAATATAGCAAAGTCAACGGGTTACACAATTACAACAGGATTATATAAAAATGATGCAGTCATAACAACAGATTATGCTACATCTAATTATTTTCATTTTACAGTTGATACAGATACTGCTACAACTGGTGAAATAAAAGGAGGAGGCTACGGTTGTTCCGTTGGGCCTGTAACAATAGAAGCATGATAAATAAAATTTGGAATTGGATAAAAAATATATTTAAACCTCAAAAACAAGATCCTCATCTTGAAATGTATGAAGAAACTGCGAAACAAAAAAAGATACGTTTAAAACATCAAGGAGATAATAAATAATGGCTGGTTTAAGTTACTCAGATTTAGTTACACAAATAAGAAATTATACTGAAACAGATTCAAATGTTTTAACAACTGCTATTTTAGAAAATATAATTTTAAATGCTCAATATAGAATAATGAGAGAAGTTCCGATTGATTCAGATAGACTTCAACAATCAGGTAATTTAGTAACTGGTCAAGAATCTATTAATGCTCCAGCAGGAGCATTATTTATAAGAGGTATTCAAGTTTATGATTCTACTTCTTCTATAGCAGGCGCTAATACTTGGTTAGAAAAAAAAGATGTAACTTATCTTCAAGAATATGTATCTTCAACAGAATCTTCAAAAAGAGGTAAACCTAAATACTATTCTATGTATGGAGGAGCAACAGGTAATACAGATACTACATCTGGAAGAATGTTTCTTGCCCCGGTCCCTGATACAACATACAAATTTAGAGTACATTATAACAAGATGCCAGCTACTTTAGCCTCTGATAATACTACCAATTATATCAGTCTAAATTTTCCAAATGGTCTACTATATTGTTGTCTATCTGAAACTTATGGGTTTTTAAAAGGTCCAATTGATATGTTGACACTATATGAAAATAAGTATAAACAAGAGGTACAAAAGTTTGCTAATGAGCAAGTTGGAAGAAGACGGAGAGATGACTACACTGATGGTGCTGTTCGTATACCAGTTAACTCGGCAAACCCATAGGAGATAAAAAATTATGGCAATAACATCGGCAATTTGTACAAGTTTTAAACAAGAAATTTTAGTTGGTACACACAACTTTACAGCTACAAGCGGAAATACTTTTAAGATAGCTTTATTTACAAGTTCAGCTTCTTTGGGTGCTAGCACAACAGCTTATTCATCTTCAAACGAAATTACTAATTCATCTGGAACTGCTTACACTGCAGGTGGGGCAACTCTTACAAGTGTTACACCTACTACTTCTGGAACAACAGCACTTTGTGATTTTGCTGATGTAAGTTATACAAGTGCTTCTTTTACAGCAAATGGTGCTTTAATTTATAATGACACGCAATCTGATAAAGCTGTTGCAGTTATAGCTTTTGGTTCAGATAAAACTGTAACTAGTGGAACTTTTACAATTCAATTTCCAACAGCAGACGCAACCAACGCAATCATTCGTATAGCGTAAGGAGGATCTCCTTATGGCATCTACCTGGGGTAATAACACTTGGGGATCAAACGCGTGGCAAGACGATGAAATAGTCGTATCACTTACTGCACCCGCAGCAACAACAGCATTAGGAACACCACAATCTTTTAATGTAGAAGGTTGGGGAAGACAACAATGGAGTAACTCCGGTTGGGGTGTTGAATATTCTGTTGAACCAACAGGTTTGTCCGCCACTGTTTCACAAGGAACCGCAACAGGTACACCAATAACAATAGTCGAATTAACAGGAGTTTCTGCAACAACAAGTGTTGGTGAAATTTCTCCAGCAGATGTAGTTGCTGTATCTGGTCAAGTTGCAACTACTGCAATAGGTGAGTTAGCTAGTGTTGGAACTGCAGTTGGTTGGGGTAGAAATGGTTGGGGTGAAGAATTTTATGGAGATTCATTTAACAAAGTTATAGTTGTTACAATAGGAACTCAAGCAGCAGCTAGTGTTGGAACAATAGCTCCTGCAGATGTAATGGGATTAACAGGAGTTTCTTCAACAGTTAGTATTGGATCAGCTACAATGATCGGAAACGTAACTGTAACTCCAACAGGGATAGCTGCAACTTCTAGTGTAGGAACATTAGACCCATCAGATCAAGTTATGGGATTAACAGGAATAGCTGCAACTTCCACAGTAGGTTCAATAACACCTCCTGATTTAGCGTTTGCTATAACAGGAGTTTCTGCTACAGCATCAGTTGGTAGTATTGAAATTGATTCAAGTCCTATTGTAGTTCCAACAGGTCAATCCGCAACTTTATCAGTAGGGTCAATATCACCTGCAGATGTAATGGGATTAACAGGTATTTCTGCAACAACATCAGTTGGTTCTTTAAGTCCTAATGATGTTATGGGAGTTACAGGAGTTTCTTCAACAGCAAGTGTTGGAGATATATTTATTCAAGCATATCAAGCTATTGACACAGGTTCAAATACATCATATACAAGTGTTGCAACAGGATCAAATACAAGTTATAGTGACGTTGCATAGGAGATAAATTTATGGCATCAACATATACCCCTTTAGGAGTAGAACTTCAGGCAACTGGTGAAAACGCTGGAACTTGGGGAACAAAAACTAATACTAATTTACAAATTTTTGAACAAATTTCTGGTGGTTACACAGCTCAAGCTGTTTCAGATTCAGGTGATACTACATTAAGTGTATCTGATGGCGCAACTGGCGCAACTCTTTCACACAGA